GAGGCAGCCTTCGGTATTAAAGATAGTGATAGTCCTCTATGGCAACATATAGGCACAGGCTTAGATTACATTGGCACAGGCTTAAGAAGTATGCCCGGTGGTACTAGGTCTCTTATGGCAACTGACGAGTTCTTCAAGGCTATCTTTTATAAAGGAGAGTTATCTGCTTTAGCACAGCGAGAAGCTACTAAGTCAGGGTTAACAAAGGGTACACCTGAGTATCTAGCTAAGGTATCTGAAGTGTTAGAAGGTGTTAATAAGGCTAAAGTAGGAGACCCTTACTATGGTATCTCTATGGCATCTCAAGACCATGCTGCTAGACAAACCTTTACAGAAAACTTTGGTGAAGGTGGGGAGTTATTACTAGAAGGTGCAAGACACTTTAGGGAAACTTACATTGTCTTACCATTTATTAAGACACCTGTGAATTTAGTTAAGTATATGGCTAGACGTACACCCGGTTTAGCAGGTCATTCATCTTATATGCTTAAAGAGATGGAAGCTGGTGGTGCTAGGGCTGACTTGGCTTATGCTCAGATAGCTACAGGTTCTATGTGGTTAACAGCAGGTTTAACACTAGCTTCTACAGGGTATCTTAAGGGTCAAATCACAAATAACTTCTCAGCATCTCGTAACTTAACACAGTTAGGTGTTGTACAACAGTCTGTAGTTGACCAAGAAGACGGAAGTATGACTGACTTAAGTAGACTAGATGGTAATCCTATCTCCTTCTTGCTGTTAGCAGCTTCAGTACATGAAACAGTACAGGCTTATATAGATGCTAATGCTGAAGAATTAACCCCTGATGAACTAGGTGATGGTATTTTAGACATCATGAGTATTCCTATTGGTGTAGGTTCTCAATATGCTATGAGTAAGTCATGGTCAAGTGGTATGGCACAGTTACTAGATGGTATTAAGAATGACACTATGGGTAACTATGTCCAACGTAGTATGGGTAACTTACTTCCTGCTGGTAATACTATTAAATGGTTTAATCAGCAATACAATGATAAGTATATGCGTGAGGCTTCCAATGCTTTAGAGGAAATCCAAGCTAAGATACCAGGGTTATCTAACAGTTTACCTCCAAGACCTGACCTATTAGGATTACCTATCAGTCCTGTTCAAAGAGGACTAGGTGGTTTAAGTGTAGCTCCAACTACAGTACCTAATAATCATCCTGTTATGCAGGAACTACGTCGGTTACAACTTAAGACACCTAACGATGTAATCTTAGGGGGTGTCACTAGGTTTGTAGGTGCAGGGGATTCTAAGGTTAAACTTGATGGTACTGAGAAGTGGAACTATATGCAGTTCGTAAGACAACTGAAAGACTCTGAAGGTAAAGACCTTATAGATTCTCTAGAGGAAATTATTGTGTCTAGTGACTATCAAGACCCTAATACTACAGATGCTAAACGTAATGAGATTCTTTCTAAGGTGTATAACAAACGTAAAGCCTTTGCTGTTAAAGCCTTGCAGTATGACTCATTGATGTTCTCTAGAGGTGAACCTAGACCGTATGCTGAAGCGTATGACTTGTATGACTATAAGAGAATCACTCCGATTGCCTCTAAGGTTGGTACTAAAGTTTATTCTAAGTCTAAAGCTTTGTTTGGTGAGGTAGGTATGACACGTCAAGACTTCATTGATAAGAGAGATGATGAAATAGTAAGAAGTAATCTAGGTATTGAATTATTCCAATAGTACCTTAAAAGTAATGATAACCATTAGAGTCCTTTAGTAACCCTAGAGGACTCTTTCAATTTTTCTAAAGGAATCAAATGGCACTCTCAAGTGTTTCCTATCTAGGTGATGGAAGTAATAAGATATTCTCAGTTACCTTCCTGTATCTAGCGAAAGCCCATGTGAAAGTCTATGTAGCAGGTGTAGAGACTACCGATTACACATGGCTAACAGCATCAAGTATTTCAATTACTACAGCACCAGCTTCATTAGCAATCGTGTTAATCAAGCGAGTAACTCCTACGACACCTATCGTTGACTTTGTAGATGGTTCTACGTTAACTGAGAGTCTATTAGATACTTCCTCTCTACAAGGTTTATATGTTGTAGAAGAAGGTAATGATTCTCTAGTAAATGCTATGGTACTAGATACCTTAGATAACAAATATGAAGCTAATAGTAAGGTAATTAAGAACGTAGGGACACCTGTAGATGCTTCAGATGCTACAAGTAAATCTTATGTTGACTCTACGATACCCACCAGTGTAGCTACAGCCACAACACAGGCTGGCATTGCTACGACTCAAGCAGGTATCGCTACGGTTAAAGCTAGTGAAGCTGCTGCTAGTGCTCTAGCTGCTAGTCTGTATGACCCAAGTTTAAAACTAGATATTGCTGGTGGCTCACTTACTGGTGCTATTGAAACTAAACGCGCAACAATAACAGCAACAGCTACAACAACGCCATTGTGGACTACTGCTAACGGTAATCTACAAGACTGGACAGCCACACCAACCATCACAGCACTCCCTAATGCACCACAGGCTGGCTCATGGCGTATCGTTTATCCTGCGGCTGGTACTATCATCACACATGGTGGGAACATTAGCGTACAGGGCAATGCAAGCTATACCGTAGCTAGTGGTGATGAGTTGACTATCACAGCGGTTACTACTAGTACGTTTTATGTGACGATTAAGCGTAAAGATGGTGACACAGCTTCTACGCTAGTAGGGTATAGAGAAGGCTTAGGTGGTTCTGTTACTCAAGCTACCAGCAAATCAACCTCAGTTACTTTAAATAAACCTTCTGGACAAATAACAACTCACAATGCAGCGCTATCATCTGGAGTGACAGCTCAATTTTATGTAAATAACTCATTATTTTCAGCTGGTTATTCTGTACTCGCAACAGTTAATTCAGGTTCAGCTAATGCCGTTAGTTATCGTTCCGTTGCGTTCCCCTCAGCAGGTGGTTTTTATATTGTACTTTCTAACATTAGTGGGGCGTCACTATCAGATGCTGTAGTTATTAACTACATTTTATTAAAAGGGTCAACGTTATGATTTTAAATGTAATTAAATATACTAACGCTAACGCAATAGAAGCCACTTGGCTTGATGATGGATTTAAGCAGATTGCCTCTATTGCTTACGCTGACAGTCAGATGGATTTATTACGTGCAGACGTAGCTAAATATGGGGGCGACTTAACAGACTTTGCCGATATTATTGCCGATGTTGAAGCTAACATTCAGCCGTATGTTGAGCCAGTTAAAACACAATCAGAAATCAACGCAGAAGCCATAGCCTACCTAGCCTCAACAGATTGGCTTGTAGCTCGCTTTAGTGAAACAGGTATAGCTATTCCTGCTGCAATAAAACTATTACGTCAAGAAGCGAGGGATTCAATTGTTTAAATACCTACAATGGGCAATCTACTGGCTACCACTATTCGTTGTAGGGCAAGTGGCTAGGGTTCTTTCACCTATCGCCTGTATGTTTATCACTAGGACTTTTAAACTTGATACAGTTAAACGCTATAGCAAGCAGAAAGTAACTCTACCAAGAGATAACTTAGTGTCATGGCTTAGTTGGTTTAATACTCACGACAATAATACAGATGAATTTTGGTATGGGATGTATGGCAATACTGTCCTCAAGACGCAAGCGTACTATGACACTCATGCTGTATATCGCTGGTGGTGCAGAGTAATGTGGTTACAACGTAACAGTGCATATGGATTTAATTATGCTTACTTTAGCAAGCCACTAGAAGATGTCACTAAGTCTTATGAGTGGGGCAATGAGGCTACTGCATGGTGGTTCCACTTAGACATTAGACCATCTAGCTTTCAGCTTGAGGTACATCATCCATTGTGGCGCGGTAAATATAACTCTATCAATATAGGTTGGAAGTCACACACAGATATGCCTAAGATGCTTTATGCAGGTAGGATTTTAGGGATAAGAAAGGTTACATAATGATTCACGATGAAGCAACCAAGGGAGTCTTATGGCTTGCTCTACTAGGTTCTCTAGTGGGCTTAGGTCAACTCCTGTTAACTAAAGATGTCTTAACAGTTCGTATAGTAATCGGCAGGGCAATCTGTAGTGGTGCATTAGGTATGGCTGCTGCTGCTGCTATTAGCTTTATGCCTACATTACCTTTTGCTGCACAACTAGGTATCGCTGCGGTACTGGCTAGTTTAGGTACGAGTGCCTTAGAGAAAATCTTACAGAGAATCACAGGAGTACCCTAATGGCTAATCAAAAGGCTTCAGTAGAGAATATCTTTAGTTACCTAGCAGACCCTATATTTGGACAAGGAATCTCTAGAGAGAAATCTTTAAGTTTAGTTAAAGACCCTTATAGTGGTAAGTATTATGGTTCAGACTCTTATGACTCTGTATTGTCTTCTTTAAAAGAAGCTACTGGTTATTTTACTTCTAAACTGGCTAATGCTCAAAAGAACCGTATAGGTACTGCTGATTATAAACCTGCTACGACTAGAAATATCTTTACAGGTGTCACTAGTAATACTCAAACAGAAGCTAGTGAGGGATTAAGTAGGTTACAAGGGTTTACCTTAAAACCTTCAGACTACGTTCAGAAACCTCAGATGGTAGAGTCTTTCAATGCACACCCTGATGGTTGGAATAAGTACTTTGAGTCATCTTACAAATCCCCTAGGTTAGCTGAAGATAACAATATGTTAATCCAGCAGAACTCTCAAGGTAAATCTAATGGTTCTGCTACTGGTAATCAATTGAACTCTTCAGATAGTCTTAAGATTCCTCGTACAGTAGGTACAGGTGTAGGCAGTAGTACCGTAAGTTTAAATCCTTTTGGTACTCTTGATGCTGGTCTTAACATTTAACAAAAGGAATCTTAATGAGTAAAGCAACAGAAATAGAATTAGGTGAAATACATGGCAGTATGGCTTCATGGTGTAAGTTAGTCTTACAGGGTATGCCATTACTTACAGATGAAGGTAAGGCTGTCCTTAAAGAAGATGGTAGTCCGTGGTTAATTCCACCCTCAGCAACCTATCTGAATATCGTAAGGCAATTCTTAAAAGACAATAAGATTGATAGTCCTAAAGTAGCTGAAGATATTCAAGATGTCGTTAATAGCTTACCTGATTTTAGTGGTGAGTCTGCATTTCATTAACCTTTAGATACCTTAGATAACTATAGATTCCTAGAGATAATCTCACAGAGTTTAACTTTGGGAGTCTCTAGGTAGTCTATAGATACCCCTAGAACGCACGTAAGAGCCTCTAGGAGGCATTACTATGTTTTACCTATATGTTTGTATAGGTAGAGTTGTAGTAGAGCCTCCTAGAGCTTCCTATGAAGTAATAGTAATCTTTAAGAAACCAAAGGAGAACCATTGAAAGAATTAAAGAAGATACCTACATCACAGTTAATAGAGATTAAGAAAGACTTCCGTAAGTTTCTCTATGTGATATGGAAACATTTAGCATTACCTGACCCTACACCAGTACAGTATGACATAGCGTATTACTTACAATATGCACCTAAGCGTAGGATGATTCAGGCTTTCCGTGGTATTGGTAAGAGTTGGATTACTTCTGCTTATTGTTGTTGGTTATTATTAAATAATCCTGATGAAAAGATTCTTGTGGTATCTGCAAGTAAGACCCGTTCAGATGACTTTAGTATATTCACTAAGAGACTTATCAATGATGTTCCGTTTCTACAACACTTAGTTGCTAATGATGGTCAACGGGATTCTAACATTGCTTTTGATGTAGCACCTGCGAGACCTGCCCATGCTCCCTCAGTTAAATCTGTAGGTATCACTGGTCAACTTACAGGGTCTCGTGCTAGTCGTATCATTGCTGATGATATTGAGTCATTGAATAACTCTGTGACACAGACAGCTAGAGATACACTACTGAATATCATTAAAGAGTTTGATGCAATTATCTTACCGGGTGGAGAGATTACCTATCTTGGTACACCACAATCTGAGATGTCTATCTATAAGTCACTCCCTGAACGTGGGTATGAGGTTAAGATTTGGACTTCGAGATACCCTAAGAATCCTGCGAGATACAATGGAACTCTAGCAGACTTCATTACTAAAGCTTTGACTGCTAATCCTTCCATTAGTACTGACTGTGGAGGTAGAGGACAACCTACAGACCCCTTAAGGTTTACTGACTTAGACTTAGTAGAACGTGAGGCATCCTATGGTAAAGCAGGGTTTGCCTTACAGTTTATGTTGGACACTAGCCTTAGTGATATTGATAAGTTTCCTCTTAAGTTATCAGACTTTACTGTATTAGACTTGCATACTGATGTAGCCCCTGTGAAAGTGTCATGGGCTTCAGGTAGAGAACAACTGTTACCTATAGAGTCTATCGGGTTATCAGGAGACAAGTGGTATAAACCTATGTGGGTATCTCCTGAGTGGATAGATTACCAAGGGTGCATGATGTTTATTGACCCTTCAGGTAGAGGTAAAGATGAAACAGGCTATGCTATAGTTAAACAACTCAATGGTATGCTGTATCTAGTAGCTTCAGGTGGGTTTAAGGATGGTTACTCTGAGAGTACCCTTATGGCACTAGGGAATCTCGCTAAGAAACACACAGTCAACTTCATTGATATTGAGGATAACTTTGGGGATGGGATGTTTAAGACATTACTGGAAGCTGCTATGGCTAGTATTTATCCAGTGACTATTAACCCTGAAAAAAGTAGAACTAATATACAGAAAGAAAAACGTATCATAGATATTCTAGAGCCTGTGTTAGCTCAGCATAGACTAGTGGTATCTAGAGATGTCATAGAGTCAGACTTAAAGACTGAAGACCCACGCTATAGTTTATTCTATCAACTCTCTAGAATCACTAGAGACAGAGGGGCTTTAATTCATGATGATAGACTAGATGCTTTCGCAGGTGCAGTAGCCTATTGGCAGGACTCACTTAGAAAGAATCAAGATACAGTTCATCAAGACCACTTAGAGGACTTACGGAGAGACGCATTGAATGACTTCATGGATATGTCAGGTCACGGAGGAATGAGAAGTGATTCTTGGGTAAACTATTAGACTAAATAAATAGCATTATTAGGTACTCTTTTAGACATTATTAGATACTCTTTTAGAGCTTTTAAAGGGTAATTTTAAGAGGTCTAAAAGTAGCCTAATAATTGTCTTAAGAATCAACCACTTGATATAAAGAATCAATGACTTACAGTTTTCGGTGACGGTTATAGGGGTAGAGAATACTAATAATAATCTATAAGATAATCTATAAGATACTACTAGATAATCTAATAGATTCTCTTATAGTGTTCTAGTAGCATTTCTTATACATTAACTTACAATTTATTCTATATCATGATTATGTATTAAATAATACTTAACATAAATCTATAAGACTCCTATAGCAATCTCCTAGTTATCCTATAGCAGAGTGATAGATTACCTTTAAGGAAACCAAAAGGTATCTTAAAGATTACCCACAAGGGAAACATAAGGTTACTCAAAGATTACCCACAGGGGGAATAATTTAGTAGAAAAAATATGAGTAGGTTACTCTAGCGTGTAGCGTAGGGTTTCCCCCCGCTGGGGTACTCGCGATACTCTTTAGGTTATCGGGAGGTATCTATAGATTGTCGCGAGAATATACTCAACGAGCTGCCCCTATATACAAATCATGCACATCTACGGCAGGATTAAGGCAAGGTAACACGTAAGTGATTGATATATATAGGAAGTAAAGAGATATGGAATGTCTTAAGGGTAAACTGGGGATAATACAAGGGTAATCGGCAGGGTAATCAGTAGCAAACATAGTGAAATAAGCAGAGATTCTTAAGGTGTATACAGGTCGGTATACTCTTAATATATTTAATTGCTTATTTCACTATTTTTTTTATATAAGTAAAACTTATGGAATCTTCAGTTATCAATAAGTTTTACTTATGTATACATCTTTAGTCATCTCATGATTATCTTTAGTCATCTCATGATTATCTTACATTCTGTTATATGATAGCCAGCGGAGTGTCAACGAAGTGATGGTAGCTACTCTATGACATCTATATATTGATTATAAGTTTTCACCTATTTTTTCATTTATTACTATTAATTTACTATTTCTTTAAAATAACTGTTGACACGTAGTAACTATCTATATATTGTGGAGTCTCAGTAGTAGATAAGTAGTTTAGTAAGTTAATTAAAAAGGAGTTTTAAAATGAAACACATAAATAACCTTTATTTAGAATGTAGTGAGATGTTAGTAACATTAAGACAACGTAAGTTAATCCGTAGTAATTTAATTTAATAGTAACCTAAAGGATAATTTAATCATGAAACAATCAATCAACTTTAGCCAATTCTGTGATGCTTTTCATAATCATGGTCGCACTGAACAATTTAGTTATGAAGCTAAAGGCATAATCTTTGAGTATCTAGAAGAATATGAAGAGTCTACAGGTGAAGAGATAGAACTAGATGTTATAGCTATTTGTTGTGATTATAGTGAAGACCATTATATGGATATTGCTAATAATTATAGTATTGATATAACAGAAGCTGATGGTGACTCTGAAGAGGAATTTGAGATTGTCTTAAATTACCTTAACGATAACACACAGGTTTTAGGTTGTAATGGTGAAGATATAGTTTATCAACAATTTTAACTAAATAGCTCCTTAACAGTGAGTATCACTTAGTAATCATTAGTCATCTAGTGGTTACTTGGGGATAATCCCAACAAGAATTAACCCTTAAGGTTTCTATATGGGGACTGTTTCACGCAAGCGGAGCGAGCTTTGCTCTTAGTCTCACTTAACTATTACTATACTGGAGAATTAACATCATGAAAATTGAATACAGAGAAGACCAAGCATTAAAATTTTATAGTGTTTATGTAGGTGGTTTGGAAGTTAACGATTATTACTTAACTTTTGAAGAGGCTACTAAATTACTAGCTGAATATAGCGATTATGATGATGCTGAAATTGCTTTGATTTTACTTACTACTACTACTAAGGATTAATTATTATGAGTTATCCAATACTCCCAAAACGTGTCTTTAATAGTCCTCTAATGGAATATGCAAACTTTACTGATGGTTCAGTGGTAAACCTTATCAGGTTGATTAAACCTTATGCCAATGGATTATCTTATGCTGTCTATGAGACAACTAAATGTCCATTCTGCTCTAATGGTATGTTTAAAACTTTAGAGCAAGCTAAGGCTAAGTTTGAATTGATGGTACGTAATGCCCATATAGAAAGCCCTTTAGTTACTAGAGGTAATATATTTTAAACACTCACTTAATAGTTATCCGTTTAATTACTTGGTAACTATTAGGGGATTGTTTAATCTCATTAAAATTAACTTAAAGGAATCATTATGTTTTACAAAAACTTTTACATTAAGAAAACTCAGCGATTGGACTATGTGCCAAAGTATATAGCTACGCTGCAAGGTGTACGATTTACCGGGTTAACCTTAGAGTTACTCAAAGCTAAAATAGACCGTAACTATACAATGATTGCTGAAATGTCTGCACAAGCTTTTATAAGTAAGCTTAAACAGAATAATCTATACACAGAGCATGATGATTATTTGGTAGATAACTCAGAATTAAACCAAATCATTAAGAGCTACGTAGGGGAGAATACTCATGACTACGCTTAAAGCTAAATATAAAATATTAGTCAGTGAAGCTGAAAAACTTAAACCAATAAGGGAGAAAAGGAATTATACCACTGTAGATTCTTTTGATGCCTTATGTGAACTTAAAGGTATTAAACCGAGTAAAGGCATACCACGTAAAAGAGTCTTAAGAAACTCAGCGAGTATCTATAGTTATCCGAACCTTAACGAAGTGGCAATAAGAGCTGAGTTTACTAAACCTTTAGATGAATATGCCAGCTCTAAACAATTAACTAGTGAGTACGTTAAACAATTCTTATCAGATAATCATTTAGTAGATGTAAAGGCTGTAAATACTAAAGGTAGAGAGCAGGGGTATTATTAAAATGATTGAAAACTACATCTTATTATTCATATTTATGTTTTCATTCTTAATTATATTTGCCCTGGGGGATTTTATAGTTTATCTTATAACTAAGCAGCCAGTTAACCGTAAGGCATCTACTAGACTCTATCAAGGGAAACTTTAGAACGTCTTAATGGTATCTTTTAGGGTTACTTCTCAGTAGAGTGATAGTCTACTGAGGGATTGACCTTAATCAATCAATCATCATATAATCAAAATTCTTTAGGAAACTAAAGATATAAAAAGAAGGAAAGATATGTTTATAACTTATTTTAGTTGTTTTAATTGCATAGAAATTCTAGTAGAAACTAAAAGAGCACATGAGGTAATCACTTGGTTGCCTAAGTTTTATAAGGAGAGCCCCCATGAATACGAAATTGAATGCTATAAACTCAGAATCATTATTAGTTGTAAAAGATAGACGAATCGCAGGTATCTTAATGGACTTTGAGAGTCTCTTACAGAAACATCTCCATGAAACTGTAGAGGCGCAAACTGTGAAGTATTTACTCTATATAGCCAGTCAAGAAGAGCCTGTGGATATTAGCAATGTAGGGGCAGCGTTAGGATTATCTAAAGCTGGAAGCTCTAGGAATTATTATAGATTAGCTGATGGGCGTAATGGGACTGATGGTTTAAACCTTATTAAATCATTGGTTGATTATAATGATAGACGCAGAATGTTACTCACGTTAACCCCAAAAGGTGCTGAAGTTTGCCGTGAGTTAATTTCTTTTATTGGTAATAGAATAACGAAAGTATTAACCACTACTTAGGAGGTTATTATGTTAGAAAGAAATGAGTATGGAATATGGCAAATTGATTTAACTATCAATGGAATAAGACATAGAAAATCTACAAAGACTAAAGATAAAACTTTAGCTCTCAAGTTACACGCTTTGATTGAGGCTGAGATGTTAAAAGAATCTTGGGGAATACTTAAGAAATCTAAAGTATTTACCCTTGATGAAGCCTTTAAGTTAGCCGTGAAGTCACACTGGAAAGGCAACAAGAGTGAGTATAAAGTAAGTCAGAACTGGGTATTATTAAGTGAACACTTAGATATAACTAAAGATGTCTCAAGTGTTACTAGTGAAACCATAAGAGACATAACGATTAAACTTAGGGGTATCAATAACTCACCTGCTACGATTAACCGTAAGTTAGCTACTCTCAGGACACTACTTAATTTATGTATTGAATGGGGCAAGTTAAGTTATGCTCCTAAGATTAAAGCTTTAAAAGAACCACCTAGTAGACATAGAGTATTGACTGATGATGAAGAACTCAGTATGATGCGCTTCTTCAATAATTCTTACACTGAAGAACAAGCAGGATTATTTGAATTTTTATTAAGTAGTGGTAATAGATTAAGTGAAGTATTAAAGTTAACTTGGTTTGATGTAGACTTCAAAAGTAGTGCTGTAAGGTTCACAGACACGAAATCAGGAGAGACCCTACACAAACCCCTTACCGATACAATGAAACGTGTCCTAGAGCTTCGTAGGGGTCTTCCTGTGCCATTCCCTTACACAATAGACATGGTAGAATCCTATTGGTTACACTTTAGGAAACACTTAGGGTATCAAAGTGACTCTACTTTTGTTATTCACAGCTTAAGACATACTTGTGCTAGTCGTTTAGTAGCTCAAGGAGTTGACTTAAAAAGAGTACAAGCATGGTTAGGGCATAAGAGTTATAGCACCACTTTAAAGTATGCTCAGTTATCTGAAGTACACCTGCAAGATGTAGTAAAAGTAATAAATACAGGCTCTAAAGGACACCAAGAGTTTGCCCATAGTTTGTCTTATTCTAGTCAAACTGTAGTCAAACTACCCTTAGTAGCTAATCACTGAAGTCTTTAAATTCAAGGACTTATCCCAAGCCCGGGTGGTGAAATTGGTAGACACAAGAGACTTAAAATCTCGTTTATCACCCGGTTAATCAATGAGTTAGAGTATAGTTTGACCGTAGTTTGTCTTAATGAATACGGAAAGTTTCTCTTAAGAAACAATCACTTAGTAGTAAGAATCAATGACTTACAGTTTTCAGTGACGGTTATAGCGGTAGAGAATACTTATAATAATACTTATAGATTATCTATAAGATACTAGTAGTAAACCATAAGATTACTTAATGAGTAGTCTTATGGATTTCTATTACATAGATAGTAATCTAATCACAACTATCCCTTAGGAGAAAACTATGAGTAACCTAGATAAGCAAATAGAATTAGAGACAGAGATGGGGAGTCTTGGCGTAGCAGCTTACTTCAAAAGTTTAGATAAACAAGGACAAGATAATAACCGTGTAGGTGCTGTACTCATTGAGAACTCTTTAGCACCTATGATTGAACTCCTAGATAAATTTAGTGCTGATACTAAAAGTGGTTATGCTAGGAGATTCTTTAGGACTGCTCAATACTTTGAGTTAGTAGGACATAAAGAAGTAGCTTACTTAACCCTGAAGAGAGTTATCAATGGTATCTCTAGTAGAGAAAAGTTAGCTTCAATGGCTATCGCTATCGCTACACTGTTAGAAGATGAACTCAACTACAGAGAGTTTAATAAAGAACAGCCTAGGCTTATGCGTAAGATTCTAGACAACCTTAAGGGGACTGCTGCTAATGACCAGCATAAACGTAAGGTTATACAAGGTGCTCAAGTTAAGTTAGGTAATGTTGATAAGATAGTCTTAGAGACTGACTTAAGATTACAGCTAGGTTTTAAACTTTTAGATATGGTAGAGAGTTTAAATCTAATTAAGAAAACATTACATAATGAAGCTAAGAATAAGGCTGTGTACTACATTGAACCTACAGATTCTCTACAGGTATGGTTAGCTCTACAGAATCAGACCTGCTCTTTGTTATCCCCTTTGTATCTCCCGATGGTCTCTAAGCCTACTCCTTGGTCAACACCTACTGATGGTGGGTATCTTAAGACACCTCTAAGTATCATGAAGACTCGCAACAAGGCTTACCTACAAGAGTTAGAACACGTAGATATGCCTATCGTTTATGAGTCACTTAATGCACTACAAGATACTCCTTGGCAGATTAACAAGGCTGTGTACTCAGTCATGAAAGAACTATGGGAAACTACAGGTGGTGGAATTGCTAAGTTACCTTTTAAAGAAGGTAAGGCTATGCCAGATAAACCTATCGACATAGACACTAACCCTGATAGTCTTAAGTTATGGAAAGGTAAAGCAGCTAGTACCTATAATGAAAACTTTAAAGCTAAAGCTAAAGTGATAGCCTTAAGTCAAAAGTTATGGGTAGCTGAAAAGTTTCTCAATGAAGATACTATCTACTTTCCTCACGTATTAGACTGGAGAGGCAGGGCTTATGCGATACCCGGCTTTGTTAACCCTCAATCTGATGACTCAGGTAAGGCACTCATTCAGTTTGCTGAAGGTAAACCGCTAGGTACTGAGGGTGTCGCATGGTTAGCCATTCATTTAGCTAACTGTTTCGGCTATGACAAAGTAGACTTTGATAAACGTATTGAATGGGCTGAAGAGAATACAGATGCTATATTAGATTCAGCACTAAGACCTACTGAAGGTAATCGTTTTTGGTTATTAGCAGATAAACCATTCTTATTCCTAGCTGCTTGTTTTGAATGGTTAGGTTACACAATGCAAGGGTCTGACTATGTATCACATATTGCCATAGCTCTTGATGGTTCTTGCAATGGACTACAGAACTTCTCAGCAATGCTAAGAGACAGCATAGGGGGTAAAGCTACCAATTTAGTACCCTCAAAGAAACCTTCAGACATCTATCAAGAAGTCGCTAATGTTGTCCAAGGTATGTTAGATATTGATGCTGATGCAGGTGTCCTAGAGGCAATCAATTGGAAGACTGCTCTATATCGTGAGGGAGACCACTGGGTAAACAAACCGATTGGTCGTAAGTTGACTAAGAGAAACACAATGACTAGACCTTACTCAGTAACAGCTTTCGGTATGAGAGACCAGCTAGTACAGGAACTAGACACTATGTTAGAAGAAGGAAGTATTAAGTTTAGAGATAAAACTGTAGACATCTCAAGAACAGCTTACTACCTAGCAGATAAAAACTTGAGAGCTATCAGCCAAGTTGTAGTCGCTGCCGAAGCTGCTATGAAGTGGTTACAGGATGTCGCTAAGGTTGTCTCAAGTAATGGGCTACCTGTGGTATGGCATACACCTACAGGATTACCCGTGAGACAGTTCTATACCACACAGTTAGCTGAAGAAGTTAATATCTTTTCAGGAGGGAGGAAAGTACGCATACAGTTTAACCGACAAGGTACTGATATAAACCCCCGAAAGCAATCTGCTGGTATCTCACCTAACTTCGTACATAGCTGTGATGCTGCTCACATGATGCGTACTATCTCTATGTGTAAATCTGCTGGTATCAATAGTTACTCAATGATTCACGATAGCTATGGTGTCCATGCGTGTGACACAGGTGTATTAGCGCAGACACTTAGAGAAGCCTTTGTGATTCAGTATTCTGAAGATGTCCTAGCTAAATTCAGAGATGAAATCATAAGTCAACTCGTGGACTCAGGGGCAGGTGAGTTAGTTAAAGAGTTACCTGAGCTACCACCTTATGGTGACTTGGATATAAACGTAGTATTGGATAGCGAATATTTTTTTGCTTAGAAGGTATCTTAAAGGAAACTAAATGTAATCTTAAAGATATAAAACAATGACTTATAGTTCTCACTGACAGTTATAGCAATAAGAACCTCCAAGTTCAACTCTTAGACCCCATTGGTTAATCCTTTGGGGTTTCTTTTTGTCTATCGCAAGGAGTATCAAAACGAACCCAATAGACCAAATCAATAACACAACTGTAACAAAAGGACAGCTAGTAGCCTTCAAGGTACTGGAAGGTTTACAAAGTTATTCCACTGGAGACCAACTAGTGGGAATAGCAATGATGTTCTTAATGTTGTGTGAACGCTTCAAAGTAAAACCTAGAGACATCCTAGATAAATCATCTCACGTTTTATACGATTCCCTCTTAGTTGGGAAAGGTGAACACACTAGGGCTATCCAAAACTATATGAACATGGAATTAAAGTGACATATTATCAAGAACAATTAGTAGCACAAGCTGAAGCCTCATGGCAAAAGGGAGAGATTATTCCTCTTACTTTATTCATAAGTTTACTCAGTGAAGGATTAGACCCTCATATCTTAGAGACTAAGTACACCACCAATAACCCAATAACAGAAACAGAGGAAGAATAATTATGGCAGAAGCCAAACAAAAAGCAGTACGATATACAAGCCCTAAAGGCACATTCGTTTACCCTTACTTAGTCAAACCTGACTTTGGTCAAGGTCAATTCGCTAACACTACAGGTATCTATAAGGTTAACTTACGATTATCTGAAGCTGATGCACAGCCAATCTTACAAGCATTACAACCTGTCTATGACCAAACAATCCAAGATGGTGAAGCTAAGTTTGCTCAGTTAAAGGTTGATGTCCGTAAGAAACTTAAGGCACTCACTGAGACTCCTTTATATGAGGTTGAGTATGACCAAACTACAGAAGAACCTACTGGCTTTATCGTATTTAAGTTTGCTACTAAAGCTTCGGGTATCAACGCTAAAGGTGACACTTGGAATCGCACTATCCCACTCTTTGATGCAACAGGTAAAGCATTTAAACCTACGATGGTTTCAGGTGGTACGGTAGGTAAGGTAAGTTTTGAAGCAGCACCATACTTCATTCCTGCAACTGCTGTAGCTGGTGTTAAGTTATATCTAATCGCTGCACAAATCATTGAGTTGTCTGAAGGTAACTCAGGTGGTTCAGCTTCAGGTTATGGCTTCGGTAAAGAAGAAGGTTATGAAGCTGATACTGGTGGATTCACTGATGAGTCTACAGCAACTCAGGAAGAAGATGACGACCAGTTCTAAAGGTACTCATTGGACTTCTAGTATTCATAGAGGTATCGCTGAGGGTTACAGGAGTGGACTAGAGGAAACTACAGCTCACTTCCTGACAACTAAAGGTATTCAATATACCTATGAAGAAGAGAAGATTCACTTCATAGAACCCGCTAAGAAACGTAGCTATACCCCTGATTTTATTTTAGCTAGTGGAATCATTATAGAAACTAAGGGTAGGTTCTTAACAGCAGATAGACAGAAACACTTATTGATTAAAGCTCAATACCCTAAGTTGGACATTAGGTTTGTCTTCAGTAACTCTAAGTCAAAACTTAGTAAGAACTCTAAGACTACTTATGCTGATTGGTGTATTAAGAATAATTTTAAGTATGCAGATAAACAAATCCCCGAGGAGTGGTTACATGAAAGTTAAAGAGACAGAAACAAGTGTAAAGATTAAGTTAACCCATGAGGAAGCTAAGTATCTTAAAGATATTCTAAACAACTCAGGGTTAGTAGATAAAGATAGTCATACATTTCAAGACCGAGAGGGTTTTAGTTATAGCTTATGGAATTCATTAGGTGACCTTGGTGTCTACTAACAATAACATTAAGTATCTTGTAGTGCATTGTTCAGCTACTAAACCTAGTATGAAGGTAGATGCCTCAGTGATTACTCGCTGGCACTTAGAGCGAGGATTCTTAAAGATTGGCTATCACTATGTCATCTTACGTAACGGTAAGATTGAGAAAGGTAGAAAAGATATAGAAGTAGGTGCTCATGTAGCAGGACACAATACAGGAACACTTGGTATCTGCTTAGTAGGGGGTCTTAATGAGTCTACAGGTAATCCTGAGGCTAACTACACAGATGCACAGTATGAAAGCCTTAGAGGACTCTTAACGTCACTCTCAGAGGTACATACTAAAGCTGAAGTGTTAGGACATAGAGATTTTCCTAATGTTAAAAAAGCTTGTCCATGTTTTGATGCTAATGAATGGTGGACTAAAGCTGTAGCCTAATAGTAACTACGAGGTTACTTAAGTACGCGAGGGAATCTTAAAGGTTCTCTCGTTTCTTTTACTGTCCTAAGTACAGGACTATATCTATTTAGAAGAAGAGATAAATTATGAAAAATAAAACTAAGACACAACTGGTATTAGAAGTAATGCAACGTGACGGAGGTATCACTCGTTTGATTGGTCTTAACTATAAGGTTAAGAACCTACCTGAGAATATACGTCAGTTACGTTTATCAGGTTATGACATTTCTACTGTTAAGAAGGTAGATGTTAAGGGTGATAGTTATACACGATGGGAATTACTAGGTGATTACACTACAGTTAAACCTAAGTCAATCGCTAGTGTAATCACTGCTTACTTATCTAAATTAAAGTATGTAGGAACACCTAGCTATGCACACTAAGAAAACTACAGAAGTCTTTGAGACAATCATGCAGAAATCTTTTAGAGAGTTCTTAGGTTCACCTGTAGTTAAACCTTCAGTCAATCCTAAGCCTATGTGGAACGCTCACGTATCTTATAACACATACCATAAGCTCAATCGTGAGGGCATCTTAAGTTAACTAAGAAAGGACAAGACTGTGGAGAAAATCTTTAGTCATCATGAGTCTTGTCCTAAGTGTGGAGGCAGAGATAGCCTAGCTGTCTACACTAACGGGCATCACTCATGTTTCTCAATGGGTTGTAATTACTACAAGTTCCCTGATGACAATATGCAATCTACTAATCAAACTAAAAGGAGCAACACAAGTATGTCTAGTAGTCTCATATTAAATGGTGAAGCTGTAGCATTAACTAAACGTGGTATCTCTGAGGAAACCTGTCGTAAGTGGGGATATAAAGTAGGTAAAGATAAGTATGGTAAGACAGTACAGATAGCTAACTACATTAAGGATGGTAGTGTAGTAGCTCAAAAGATTAGAGGCACAGGTAAAACTTTTAGTATCTTAGGTGATGCTAAGAACATGGGTCTCTACGGGATGCACCTGTGGAGAGACGGAGGTAAACGGGTAGTGATTACTGAAGGTGAGATAGATGCTCTCTCAGTATCACAAGTACAGAATAATAAATGGGCTGTAGTCTCTATCCCTAATGGATGTAATGCAGCTAAGAAAGCATTAGCTAAAGAACTAGAATGGCTAGAACAGTTTGAAGAAGTAGTCTTAATGTTTGATAATGATGAACCGGGTAATCTAGCAGTAGAGGAATGTGTATCTCTATTCACTCCGGGTAAATGTAAAGTAGCTAGGCTTCCACTTAAAGATGCCAATGAGATGCTTATGGCAGACCGTGGACAAGAACTAATCTCAGCTATATGGGATGCTAAGGTATATAGACCTGAAGCTGTCTTAAGTGTACAGGATGCCTATGAGGATGCTATTAAGGTACCTACGATGGGAATACCTTTCCCGTGGGATTCACTCACTAAGTTAACCTATGGTATTCAACGTAAGACTTCTTATTACTTAGGTGCTGGTGTCGGTATTGGTAAAACTAATTGGGCTAAAGAACTACAGTCATGGTTAGTTAATGTTCACAACTTAAAGGTAGGTGTGTTCATGTTAGAAGAACCAGTCGGTAAGACTCTTAAGGGTATCGCTGGTAAATTCGTAGGTAAAGCCTTCCATAGACCTGACTTAAGTTTTACTCAGGAAGAACTTAAGGAAGCTATAGACACCCTAGAAGATAAAGTATTTTTATACAACCATCCTACTAGTGGTACTGATTGGGATTCCATTAAGTCAGCTATCAGATACATGGTGGTATCTTGTGGTGTTAAAGATATATTCTTAGATAACCTAACAGTCATGGTAGCTCACTTACCTGCTTCCGAAGCTAACGATGAAGTGAATAGGATTGCACAAGAAATCTCTAAGTTACTACAAGAGTTAGACTTCACCTTATATGGGTTCTCACATCTTAATGCTCCCTCTAATGGAGTTCCTCATGAACGTGGAGGTAAAGTATTAGAGTCTCAGTTCACAGGGTCTAGAGGACTCATGAGGTTTGGTAATTATATGTTAGGTATAGAACGTAATAAAGACCCTGAGATAACTAAAGAAGAACGTAACTTAGCTCATATAGTTTTACTCAAGGATAGAGAGTATGGGAACGTAGGTAGATTCCCAGTTTACTACAATGATGAAACAGACCAATTCCTAGAACCTAATCCCTTCACTAATTCACAGGATAATTTTTAGATGTCACTAAGTAAAGACACCCTAATACTTCTTCTAGCTGTAGTAGCTGATGTAGCTTTACTCTTAAATGTATGGAGACACTGGTGATACAGGAAGAGTTACTTAAAGATTTACCTATAGACCACCCTCTCCGTAATACACCCTTGATAACTATAGGTGCTTTCTATAGGGGTACAAGGGATACTATATGGAGAGAAGTTTTCCCTAATTTTAATATCGCTAGTAAAACTTACAATGACTTAGGTAAGACATGGATTGAAGGACAAGAATGGAAAAACACACAACACTTACCTCATGGTTAAAACATAACGGTACTAAAGATAGTCCAGTACCTAGAGATTATCTTATAGAGGTAGAGACGTGGACTGCTAGAGGAAACTTTAAGGTTAAATCTCAAGACTTAAATTGGGTAGCTGTTAAATTTTATAAGGTGATACGGAAGGAATAGGAGATTGAAATGAACAAAGAACAATTACAGCAAGACATTGAAGCCCTGCGTGAGAAGTTAACAAGCATGGAAGCCACACTTAATAAAGTGGACAAAGCGTTTCCGCAGGTTGGTGATAAGTATCGCTATATACTCAGTGATGGTCGTATAGCTAGTGACACTTACGTTGGTAGTACTGAAGACAAAGAACGTATCGCTATGGGCAACTTCTACCAAACAAAAGCCGAAGCCGAGAAATCCCGTGATAAACAACTAGCTAAAGTAAGAGTTATCAGAAAACTACGTGAGTTAGATGGTGATTTGGAGGTTGATTTTAGCGACAGTAGGCAGGAGAAATACTATGTAGGGTGGAGAAGTACCACCAAAAGTCTTTTTTTATATTATTGTGTACATGTGCAGGGCGCAGAAAAAGAACTCTACTCAACCAAAAAAGAAGCATGGGAATGGGTAATTGACAATATGGCTGATGACGTAGAACTTATGCTGGGAGTGAATGATGACTGACACAATAGAAGCGTTTTATATGGCAGGGGTAGCTCGCGGTTTCAAATCTACAGTAGATGCTTGGGAAGCATGGCACCACCAGCAAGTTAAGATAGATGCACTGGAAGCACAAGTAAACACTTTAAATGAAGCAACACACGTGCTTGGCACAGTAACGATTTTTGATGAAGCGACACCACCTAAATGGCTAACCCATAAAGAGACTCTGTGGTTTTACAACGGTCACGTATTGACGCTTGCGGTAGGTGCATCAGTAGAGACGGACTTTAACACCATAACAAGACTTATCTAGGTTCGGAGAAAAAGCATGATTGATGCATCAGTAGTTAAAAGGTTAGCGATACAGTGTGGATTTGGTGTAGCTATTCTTTGTAGAGATGAAGTCATCACAGATAACGGCGTTATAAATATCACAGAGATGCTACAAGCCTACGCCAAAGCTGTCATTGAGAATTATAAGGCTGGATTAGTGCCAGTAGCATGGAAGTATAAAAATATGGATGGTTTTTGGAAACTTACAGATGATATTTCTGGTATATGGTCTGGAGCAGAAGTGATACCGCTCTACACAGCAACACAACCAAGAGCGTGGGTAGGGTTGAGTGATAGAAAATCTTTGATAGAAGGCACAACGCAATTTGAATTGATTGACGAAAAAACGTACATATCATTCGAGAAGCAAGGATTTAATGGCGAGCATCACGGTGAACTCATAGATGTGACGTTTGCTATTGATAGTTTGATTGACAATGCTGAAGCCAAACTCAAGCAACTAAACACGAAAGTTTTATCATGAAGTGGATACTTATTATTAGTTGGGCTACAAATGGAACGGGGTTTAGCATTACACCACCTATAACGAAGCACTCATGTTTAGTAGCTATGGCGTTTGTTAATGATGCTGAATTGCAACGGTCGCGAGCGCATATGAAAAAGGCTTGTATTCATGTTGAAACAGGTGAAATTTTAAGGAATAAACCATGAGACTAATTGACGCAGATGCTTTGTTGGAATATTTTAAAGACAATAGTAATGGAGATTATACGGAATGGTTTTTAGAGAATATTGAAGATGCCATTAAAGACGCCCCCACTGTTCAGCGTGAAGGCTGGATGAGTAGAGAAGCGTTTGTAATGAGTGAATATGTCAATAAAGATGATTTGTATCGAGCTATGCACGAAAAGATAGCAGACCAAGCCGCCACTATTGCACAGCCAGAAGCTGACAGAACACGCTTACAGGAGATTAAGATTGAGCAAGAAGTTAGGATTATTGGTGTAAGGACTTTGGTTAAAGAGCTACAAGCCAAGGTAGATTCTATATATAACCTACCAGCAACAGCAAGAACTGATGTGGTACTACGAAAAATAATAAACGAGGTACTTAAACTAAACTTTTAGTTCCCCCATAACAACTATCTCTAAGGGAGACTGTATGAAAGCAAGAAACTTTGACTGTAAATGTATTGTTTGTAATAAAGAATATAAAGGATGGATAAGCACAAGTAAATATTGCTCTCCTAAATGTTCCTCAAGAAGCGTTACAAAGAAACAATCCACTAGAGATTTTCAAAAGAAGAGAAGAGAACAACTTAATTCCTATAAATTAACTCAAGGTTGTAGCTTATGTGACTATAACAAACACCCTGCTGCTTTAGTGTTTGACCATATAGAAGGGGAGAAATCCTTTGATATAGCAAGTAGAACAACTGTGAGTATGGAAAGACTTATGGAAGAGATGGCTAAATGTAGAATCCTTTGTGCTAATTGCCACCAAGAAGTTACCTCATTACATAACCACAGTAGAAGTAAGAGGAGTGATTATGCGCCTAGCTTGTGATATTGAAACTAATGGCTTCTTAGAGCAGGGTTCCATTATCCATGTGTTAGTAGCTGTGGATATAGACACTGGAATGGAATATGTTTTTAACAGGAACACTATGCAGGAAGGGGTCTTATTACTCCAAAAAGCTGAAGCTCTTATATTCCATAATGGGCTGAAGTTTGACATTCCTTTTATTCAAAAAGTATTTCCTGATAGTAAATTTGATACTCAACTAATTATAGATACTCTAGTTATGTCTAGGGTAATGTTTACAAACCTATATGACACAGACCCTAGTTTAATTCGTAGGGGCATATTAAATCCTAGGAATATAGGGAGACATTCTTTAGAGGCATGGGGAGAAAGGCTAGGGGATAAGAAAGATTCCTATGAAGGAGGGTGGGAAGAATGGAATAAGGAGATGGAAAGCTATTGTAAGCAAGACGTTAAAACCTTAGTAACTCTTTATAAGTTCTTCCTCACTAAGAATTACTCTACACAGTGCTTAACCTTAGAACACCAAGTAGCTACTATCCTAGCACGACAAGAACGTAGGGGAGTTACCTTTGATGTTAAGGCAGCCTCAAGTTTATACGCTGAGTTATCTAAAGAACGTATGATAATTGAAAGACAACTTAGAGATACCTTCCCTCCGTTTTATCTTAAGGATGGTAGAGAGTCTTTCATTCCTAAGAAGACTTCAGTTAAGCTAGGATATACGGAAGGTTCAGCAGTAACTAAGGTAAAACTTACAGAGTTCAATCCGGGTTCTAGAGACCACATTAGTTTAAGACTTAGGACAATCAGAGGGTGGAAACCTACAGAGTTTACTAATGATGGTAAACCTAAAGTAGATGATTTAGTGTTAAGTAAACTACCCTATCCTGAAGCTAAACTCTTAGCTAAATATATGATGCTCAATAAGAGAATCGGACAGGTAGCTGAGGGAGACCAAGCGTGGCTTAAGTTACAGAAAGATGGTGTGATTTATGGTGGTGTTAATACCAATGGTGCTGTCACTGGTAGGATGACACACATGACACCTAACTTAGCTCAAGTACCTGCTGTCTATAGTCCTTATGGTAAAGAGTGTAGGTCTTTATTTAAACCTCGTAAGGGTTATGTCTTAGTAGGTGCTGATGCTTCAGCTTTAGAGTTACGATGTCTAGCAGGTTATATGTTTCCATTTGATAATGGTTCTTATATAGATGTAGTTACTAAAGGTAAGAAGGAAGATGGTACTGAGATACATACAGTTAACATGAAGGCACTAGGGATTACTGATAGAGACGTAGCGAAAACTTGGATTTATGCTTATCTATATGGTGCTGGAGATGAAAAGTTAGGTACAGTCTTTGGACATCCTAAAGGTGCTAAGGCAGTTAAAGAAGGTAAACTATCTAGAGCTAAATTCTTAACAGCCATACCAGCTATGAAAGAGTTAATCTCTAGGGTAAAAGCTAAGGCTGAAACTACAGGTATTCTCAAAGGTTTAGATGGTAGATTACTCCATGTGCGTAGTAGTCATTCAGCACTCAATACTTTATTACAATCAGCAGGGGCAATCATTATGAAACAAGCATTAGTTTGTCTTGATAGTTCCCTTAAAGATAAGTTCTCTTATGGTACTGACTATGCTTTCTTACTTAACATTCACGATGAATGGCAGTTAGAAGTCAAACCTGAGATAGCTGAAGAAGTTGGTAAGTTATGTCTTAAGGCACTACAAGATGCAGGTAAGTTACTTAAGTTTGCCTGTGAGATTACAGGTGAATATCGCATAGGAAACTCATGGTATGAAACTCATTGATGTATTAGAAAAAACATGGAAGTCAGGGATAGACCTACAGTCTAATTACTTTAGAAGTCATCCTAAGTTAGTAGCACTAGCAGCATCACTAGGTTACATCTCCACGATATACCCTGATGGTGACTATGGTGGAACGTGGAGAATTACTCCTAGTGGATGTACTCAACTTTATTCAGAAAGAGATATAGCAGATGAACTTAAAGATACTCAATGTGATACGTGCTTACCCTGTATCAATACTACTACTGATGTTAGGGATTTTAATGATACTCACGGGTTTACTCTTACGGAGTCCTCAACAGACTTCTAGTGGTAATCCCGTGATAGCCCAAGTGTCACCTGAAGTTAAACATGAAGTCAAACAGGAGGTAACACTTGATACACCAAAGAAAACTCTCAAGGTTTATAAAGACTCAGCTAAGAGTAGGGTCAAGATACCAAAGGAATCAGTGGCTAATGCAAACATCAAACTCACGGATTCGAGTGTTATTAAGAGGTCGGAACGAGATACGGAAGTTAATCAAGTTGTGGACATTACAACAGGGGAAACTAAAACTTATGTCGCTACATTACCCTCTCCGTGGTTCTCTTTAGAACACAGAGGATATGCGAGTGTTGACTATGGATTCAAGAGAGACTCAAGTAATCCTGTAGTAAGACTTAATGTACGGGAAGACCTCGTACAAATCAAAGAGATTCACTTAGGTATCACAGGGTCAGTCCATAGCGATGGGGATTATTTCATAGGTGCTGGTGGAGAATATAGATGGTAAAGGAAACGTATGGCTTTCACGATTAGAGATAAGAATGGTAATGGCTACACAAGCATTACAGATAAGAATAAAACTGAAGTCTATATAAGTCTCAAGTGTGCCTCAGAGGTACTTAAAGATTTACCTAAAGGTTACAGCATACAGGATGAAACAACTAAGAAGAAAGTAGTCTCACTATGAAGACTACACTCTTAGTTGATTCTGACATAGTGGCTTTCAAGATTGCCTCAGTGAATGAGCAGAAGTTTAACTGGGGTGATGACATAGTAAGTAAGGTAGTCAATGATGACTTTAATGACATTAAGAAACAGGTAAAGGAATGTCTAGATAGTTACCTTGAAGCAACTAACTCAGATGAACTCATAGTTTGTCTTAGTGATGACAAGGTGAATTGGCGTAACAGTGTATTACCTTCTTACAAGATGCACAGAAAAGAAGGTATGGATAAAAGACCTGAATGGTTATATCCCCTTAAGGAACACTTAGCGACAGCCTATGAGAGCTACCGTAGACCCACGATGGAGGCTGACGATATTCTTGGTATCTTAGCGACACATCCTAAGTTAATCTCAGGTAAAAAGATTATATGCTCAGAAGATAAAGACCTCAAGACTATCGGAGGATACCTCTACAATCCACGTAAAGACACCTCAGAGCGATTTGTTTCTGAAACTGAGGCTAACCTATACCATTTTAGACAAAGCCTCACAGGAGACCCTACAGATGGTTACAAGGGTTGTCCGGGTGCTGGGGATAAAGCCTTTGATAAGTTACTCCTTGATTGGGAAGAAGGTGATTGGGTGACGCTATGGAATCGCATAGTTTCTGTATATGAAGCTAAAGGTCTTACTGAGTTTGATGCTATCACACAAGCTAGAGTAGCTAGGATATGTAGACATACTGAATATGATTTTAAATTAGGAAAGGTAATCTTATGGCAACCACCAAAGTAAAAGCTGAATGTATTAACTGTACTAACCATGATGCTAGTACAGGTTTCAATAACGCACCTGAAGTATGTTGGGATTGTACTAGGACTCCAAGTTTAATTTACTTTGAACCAAAGGTAAGTGTAACTGAAGAAACTACAGGGGATAAACCTTTAGACCTACAAGTAGGGGGAGACCACTACAAGAGCTTTAAGATTCAACCCATTGAGTTTATCTATGCTAACGATATTCCTTACACTGAAGGTAATGTAATTAAATATGTGTGTAGATGGAAAGCTAAGAATGGTATTAAGGACTTAGAGAAAGCTAAACATTACATTGAGATGTTAATTCAAATGGAACAGGTTAGTCATGTGTAGTCCCACTGGTGGTTATCCTCCCCTTCCTCCTCAGTGTAGAAACTATGAGAAACCTAGTGGTGTACCTAAAGACTACGCTGTAGAGACTTTAGAAAAACATGATGACTCTCTAGTTTCTTTACTGTGGAAACCTCTCAAAGCACTCCTACAAGGTAGATTTTAATGGTAGCTAAGAATGATATTACTGGTGACAAGATACAGAGTAAAACCCCAAGTAAATCTTACGAGGACAACTACGATAACATCTTTAGAAAACCTAAGAAACCTAAAGAGTACACAGATGAAGAAATCTCTCAATGGAAATGGGTTAACAATACTGTGGATGGACTTAACACTTCCTCCGATAAACCTATGGAGTCTCCCACAGACGATTGGGACGAAACTAGGATAGATATTATCGGGCAAAATGGAGGTACAGGAGACCATTATTAGCTATAGTCTGGAAACCCATTGAAAATATAGGTGTTTCTATAGAAATCAATGGGTTACCGTTTTCGGTGACGGTTATAGGGGTAATGATACCTAAGAATAATCTATAAGATAATCTATAAGATTACCTTTCAATTTACTTAAGGATTCTATGCAAGTTATTCCTCCCTTTAGTACAGACTTAATTAAAGAACTTAATGTCATGTACCCTCCACTTAATGTAACAGACAGTATTTCTGATAGAGAACTGTGGGGTCGTATCTATCAGCGTAGGCTAGTAGAACATCTTAACTCCTTAGTCTTAGATTCTAACAATACAATTTATAATGAAAAGGATTAGCCTATGTGTATGGGTTCTGATGTTCCTGATGCTCCACCTCCTTTGCCTCCACCTGAACCAACCCCTGTGTTCCTAGCGGGTTCTCCTGAAGACCCTGATGTAATGTCAGCTTCAGGTGCTACTAAGAAAGGTAAGGATGCTCTAAAGACTAACAAGGTAGATACTGGTTTAGGTATTCCTACAGGAGTTTAAATGGCTAGGTCATCTACAACGATAGCAGGAGAGTACGCTAGGTTAGACCCTGACAGGAATATATACCTAGACAGAGCAAGACAATGTGCTACCTATACGATTCCTACGTTAGTACCTCCAGCAGCTAAGGGAAGTTCTACTAAGTTTAGTACACCCTATCAAGGTGTTGGTGCTAGAGGTCTTAATAATATCTCTAGTAAATTACTTTTAGCTCTCTTCCCACCCTCACAGCCTTTCTTTAGGTTATCTGTAGATGACGATGTGTTAGAAGCTCTAGGTAAATCTAAGGGTGATGCTGAGGATGCTTTGAGTACCATTGAGAAACGTATAGTAGCTGAAGTTAATTCTTCTAGTATTCGTGTACAACTCTTTGAGGGTATAAAGCAATTAGTGATAGCAGGTAATGTATTACTTTACTTACCCCCTAACTCAACAACCTTAAGAGTCTTTAGGTTAGACCGCTATGTATGTGTAAGAGACCCTATGGGTAATGTACAGCGTATCATCACTAAAGAAGACATCTCAGTTCATGTATTAGATTCTAAGATTCGTAAAGAATTAGAGTTAGATAAACCTGAGAGTACCTCTGAAGAAAAAGCTGAAGGTGAAGTCATTGATAATGATGATGAAGAAGTTGAAGTATTCACTATGGTTCAACGTACAGATACAGGTACATGGGAAGTAAGCCAAGAAGTTAAAGGTAAAGTAATAGAATCCACTAAGGCAACTTATCCAAAAGATAAGAGTCCTTTCATGGCTCTACGGTTAATCTCAGTTGACAATGAAGACTATGGTCGTTCTTATGTAGAAGAATACTTAGGAGACTTGAAGTCACTTGAGGGTCTTACAAAGGCAATCGTACAAGCCTCTGCTGCTGCTGCCAAGATGTTAATCTTTGTGTCTCCTAATGGTACTACACGTAAACGTAATGTAGCTGAAGCTGAGAACTTAGCGGTTCTTGAAGGTAATGCTGCTGATGTCACCATGTTACGGACAGACAAGCAAGGTGACTTCAGAGTAGCTATGGAAGTAGCTCAGGGGATTACTGAGAGATTATCCTATGCTTTCATGTTGAACTCAGCAGTCCAACGTAAGGGTGATAGGGTAACTGCTGAAGAGATACGTTACATGGCTAGTGAACTTGAAGATGCCCTAGGTGGTATCTACAGTGTACTCGCACAGGAACTACAATTACCTTTAGTCTCTTTACTTATGACACGTATGCAACGACAAGGGAAGATTCCAGCGTTACCTAAAGAGATGGTTAAACCAACTATCACTACTGGTATGGAAGCTCTAGGTCGTACAGCAGACTTACAGAAACTAGACTTATTCCTACAATCATTACAGATACTAGGTGCTGATGCACTTACTAAATTCTTGAATGTAGATGAATACATTAAACGTAGAGCATCTGCCCTACAGATTGACACTAAGAATCTCATTAAGTCTCAAGCTGAAGTAGAACAGAAAGCTCAACAAGAACAAATGATGCAGATGGCACAACAGGCTATTCCTAATGCAGTTAAGGGAATGTCAGATATGGCTAGTCAGCAACAGATACCACAAGGACAACCAGTAAATGGCTAAAGAGAAATTAGAAGTATTAACACAAGAACCAGTAACAGATGCTCTTGTAGATTTTAATCAAGGTAGTCAGGATGCTAAAGAGGAACTAAACACTCCTGCTAATACAGTATTAACACAAGCTGTCTCAAGTGGCTCAGAGTACACTCTTGCTAACGGTACGGTGGTAACACATTACTAATATGGCAGAACAACTTGTAGTAAACCCTGAGTTAAACCCTGAGTCTCAGGAATACATTGATGCTATGGCTGCTAAGGGTGAAGCTGCTGTTAATGGTGGTGTACCCCCTGAGAAACCTGAAGAGATTCAAGCGAAACCTGAAGGTATTCCCGATAAGTTTTATAACCCAGTTACTGGTGAAGTAGACTACCAATCTCTAGCTAAAAGCTATGTAGAACTAGAGAAGTCTAAAAATAAACCAGTAGAGAAACCAGTAGATACTCCGAAAGACAACAGTAAGAGTGAGACTACTGATGATGTAGCTAATAAAGCTGTCTCAGATGCAGGGTTAGATATGCAATCCCTATCAGCTCAATATGCTGAAGAAGGTGAATTATCTCAGGATAGCTATGATAAGTTAGCTAAAGCTGGTATCCCTAAAGAGATGGTAGATAGCTACATTGATGGGCAAACAGCTAAAGTAGAAGTCATGCGTACACAGGCTTACTCAATTACTGAGGGTGCTGAAGGTTATAAAGCAATGATTGAATGGGCTAAAGTCAATGGTAGTCCTACAGATGTCCAAGCATATAACGCAGCGATTAACTCCCCAGTAGCAGGTGTACGAGAGTTAGCAGTACGTGATATGTGGTCTAAGTATGGTGCTGATACTGGTAATACAGGTTCTCTGATTACTGGTAAGACAAACTCTAAGGTGTCTTCAGGTGCTTATGAGTCTCGCGCTCAGATGATGACAGATATGGCAGACCCTAAGTACAAGACTGACCCTGCCTTCCGAGCTAAAGTAGAAGGTAAGTTAGCAAATAGTAATATCTTTTAGTAATATTAAGTCCTCTCTAGATAGTCTCTAGACACTCCGATATAGCCTTAACTGGTAAACAGGATTATGGAGAGGCAACCTCTTTCTAGTAGTAAATTCACAAATAGTTCATACACATAGCCTTAGCCTTCCTGAGGGGAGATAACTCTGCGTGAACCAGTAGTAACTTGAGTGATACCCAATGGTAGTGACTTTCAGTTTCTATCAATTATATCATATCAAATAAGGAAATAAAATTATGGCAAACGCAACCGTTAGTCGTTTAGGTCAAGTCAATGGTGCTGGTGATGTAGACGCACTCTTTCTAAAAGTTTTCTCAGGTGAAGTATTAACAGCTTTTCATCGTGAAAATGTATTCTTAGGTAAATCTAGTGTCCGTTCTATCTCTAATGGTAAATCAGCTAGTTTCCCAGCAGTAGGTACAATCTCTGCTGCATACCACACACCCGGTACTGAATTAGTAGGTGGCTCTGTAAACGCTGCTGAACGTGTTATCACTATTGATGACTTGTTAGTAGCGCAGGCTTTCATTGCTAACATTGATGAAGCTAAGAATCACTACGATGTACGTTCAATTTACTCTGATGAAACAGGTAAAGTATTAGCTGAAACAATGGATAAGAACCTAGCTCAAGTAGGTGTATTAGCTGCTCGTGGTACAGCAACAGTAACAGGTGGTTCAGGCGGTTCAGCGTTAACTAATGCTACTTATGGTACTGATTCTGCTGTATTAGCTGCTGGCTTGTTTAGTGCTGCTCAAGTATTAGATGAAAAGAATATTGGTAGTGAGCGTAATGTATTCTTACGTCCTGCTCAGTACTACTTGTTAGCTCAGAATACCACTATGATTAACCAATGGTACGGTGGTGCAGGTGCAATCTCAGATGGTACTATCTTACGTGTAGCTGGTATTGAAGTCGTTAAGACTAATGCTTTGCCTAACTCTAACGTTACTACAGGTGTCGCAGCCTATCAAGGTAACTTCAGTACAACTGTAGGTCTCGTTATGAACAAGGCAGCAATCGGTACAGTTAAGTTAATGGATTTAGCTACTGAGTCTGAGTACGATATGCGCCGTCAGGGTACTTTGATTGTGTCTAAATATGCAGTAGGTCATGGGATAATTAGACCTGAGTGTGCTGTTGAGCTTAAATCAGCTTAATATAACCTATAAGAAATGTAGAAAATGTAACGTAGAGAAACCTCTGACAGCCTTTCAGTTCCGTAACGATTCCCAAAAGTATCGTACTGAGTGTGAACACTGTCGGAGTTCTCATACAGCAGCAACCCGTTATAACGTCACTGTGGGATACATAAATGAACTTAGAGAAACTCAAGATAACTCTTGTGCAATCTGTAAGACAAAAGTAGAGGATATACCTCATGCAACTTTTAAATATAATCCACTGGTAATAGACCATGACCATGAAACAGGTACGGTTAGAGGACTCCTCTGCCCTACTTGTAATTCAATGTTAGGTCATGCACAAGACAATCCACATATTCTTCTAGAAGCTGCTCAGTATCTAATAAACAATAAGTAACACATAAGCCATTCTTAGGGAAACCTTTGAGTGGCTTTTTTTTAGTACTAAGGAGATTTAATATGAATACACTATTGATAGATGGGGTATTTAAAAGAATACCTGATGCTGAGTTAGGGGTAGCTCAATCATTCACAGCGGCTCAACGAGGTGAAGTAACAGAATTAACTGATGTAGCAAACATTGCATCTGATTTTAACGATAGTAACTTCTTTAGCGTCACGCTTGGTGGTAATCGCACCCTCGATAACCCATCAAATTTAGTCGCTGGGCAATCAGGCTCAATCTTTATCACGCAAGATGCAACAGGTAGCAGAACACTTGCGTTTGGTTCTTATTGGGATTTTGCAGGTGGAACTACACCATCATTGAGTACGGTTGCTGACACAGTAGATAGGTTGGATTATGTGGTGAGAACATCAACATCAATCCATGCTGTTTTGAGCAAGGCTTGGGCATGATACCCGCTAGCTTAAATACAATGTTGATGGGTGGTGGTAATGTAAGTGGTTTAGTCCCTCCTGCTATCGTAAGCGTAGGTGCTATTGTAGGGGCTGCCGCAAATACCCCCATCATAGTACCCATGCCGCCACATCAAGCTGGTGATTTACTTGTAGTCATCGCATTCGTAGGAGGCATCATTTCAACGGGCTGGACATATACGTCAGGCGTATATTGGAAAATCGCATCATCGTCTAGCGAACCGAGTGCATCTTTTAATGGGAGAGCTTCTAGCACCCAAGCGCTCCCTTTCGTGGTTAGGGGGGCACATCTTGACTCCCCTGTGTACGGTGACGGAACATACACCACTAACACTAATACATCTTGTATTGCTGTTAGCCCACCTACAGATGGAAATAATCACTTGGTCTGCCATAGAGGGGTTAAGGGTGGAGTAGATACCGTATCGTCAAGCCAATCAAATGCTAGTTTGTCAGGATTTTCAACTCGTGCTGATACTCACAGTTCAAGTGGGAGCGGTCTTAGCATCCTTCTTTGGGCAGGGGTGAAGGAGGTTGCTGGTGTGGTTAGCAACTCTAGTATTCCTTGCTCAAGTATCAGTGCAGCGTATTCTTTATTAACCATGACTTTTATCATTAGGGCTGCATGATTATGCAAAAAATATACTACAACGGGGATGACATCACATCAGACTTCACATTAGGAAAATGGCAACATCCTGACACTGGCGTGAAATACCCTGCAAACTGGGATGCTACTGCAATTGAGGGTATAACAATAGAAGAAGTTATACCTACTCCTTATGTACCTAGCCTAGCAGAACAAGCAGAATCTGTAAGATATGCACTACAAGAATCTATTGACATCAAAGCACAATCATTCGGCTTTAGTAGTGGTAATGCTTTGATGTTATATGCATCTGCACCAAACGCGTTTCAACCGTTAGCATTAGCTTTCTTAGCCTGGGAAGCAAATGTTTGGGTTGAAGCTGAAGCCTACAAAGCAGAGGTATTAGCGGGCACTAAGCCAATGCTAACAGGTGGAGAAGCAGTGTTAATGATGCCGAGTTATCCTGTATGAATTACCTGATAAAAATAGGTGATGCTACAAGCCAGCTTGCTAATGTTATTTTATTAGCAGGACACCCTAATGAGTCTTTATCAGGCAGAGCATGGAGAACTAAATCTGTATGGTACTTAGTTATTGATTATGTCTTATGGTTTGATAAAGACCACTGTCAAGTTGCGTATGAGAACGACTTAATTTATGCAAGAAAGTTATTAAGCAACCAATGAGCAATTACTTAATTTTCATGTTTGCTATCTTGGCAGTGTTTCAATTTAAGCTAGTAATCGGACTGATGCTTATGGTTTTGAGTATTAAAGGGTTATTAAGATTATTTAAGCTCTACCAACTAGCGCATTTTAACCCAACATAACAAGCTCCTTTGAGCTTTCACAACAGCCTTCGGGCTTTTTTTAATATAAAGGAATCCCTTATATGGCTTCAAACACATACGAGTCTCTGAGTGAACTCGAAGCGGTAAACTTAATGTTAGCTACTGTAGGGGACACTCCCGTTTCATCTCTAGCCACTACTGGAGACCTGCATATTGCTATGGCTACACAGTTTCTATATGACACCAGTAGAGAAGTACAGACAGTAGGGTATCACTTCAACTATGAAGAGAACTACCCATTAGCACTTAACATTGATTATGAGTTAGTAGTACCTAGCAATGTATTAAGCCTAGATGTCACTGATGAATACTCTTATAAATATGATGTGGTACAACGAGGTAATCGTATGTATGACCGTAAGAATCATACCTATGTATTCGATGCTCCCATTAAAGTAGACCTTGTATTCTTCTTACCTTGGAATGAATTACCACAACCTGCTAGACAATACATAGCTATCTCAGCAGCCCGTAAGTTTCAACGTAGGGTACAAGGCGATGACGCTATGGAGAAAGTAACAGCAGTAGAGGAAGGTATGGCTAAGGCACAGCTAGAGGACTATGAGGCAACCGCAAGGGATTATAACTTAGCAGATAACTATGATGTATTTAACATTATCTCTCGCTAGTTATGTGTACTAATATAATAGGTAAGGGTGATGCAATGTCTCCTCAAGAACGTCTTAGGTATGCTGAAGCTATAGGGACACTCCCTGAACCTACAATACAACCTACGACTAATCAGACATCTCTAAGTATCCCTAGTGACCACATAGCATTGCCTAATGGTAAGCGAGTATCTCCTGATGACTATAAGAAACTACAGATTAAACTTAAGAATAGAGGATAGTCATGGCACTAGTAAATCGTTCGATACCTAACGTATACAATGGGGTATCACAACAACCTCCATCTCTTAGATTACCTTCCCAAGCCTCTGAGCAAATCAATGGATTATCTTCAGTTGTCTTTGGATTATCTAAGAGACCTCCTACCTCACACGTAGCTAAGATAAGTACCGCTACGAATACTGATAGTTTTATACATACCATTAACAGGTCTGATAATGAACAATATAAAGTTATTATTACTAATGGTGACTTAAAGGTTTATAACTTAGCTGGTGTAGAGCAAACTGTAAGTTTCCCTGATGGTAAGGCTTATCTTAACGCTACAGACCCTCTAGGGAGCTTTGCTTGTGTTACTGTAGCTGACTATACCTTTATCGTTAATAAGACTGTCACGGTGCTTAAAGATACCTCTACGGGCATTGGCACATACAAAGGGGGTTATCAACAATTCGTAGACCTACCAACGACAGGCAATGTATTAAATGATGTTTGGCAAATCGTAGGTACAGGTACGAATAGTTTTGATAGTTACTATGTAGTGTGGGATGGTTCAGGCACATGGAGAGAGACACAAAAGCCCGGTCTACTGAATAGACTTAAAGCTTCTACAATGCCTTTCAGGTTAGTAAACAATGGTGGAGGTAGCTTTACATTCTCTACTACAGCATGGATAGATAGATTAGTAGGTGATGATACGTCAGCTTCTTTCCCTTCATTTGTAGGTAAGCAGATAGCAGATGTATTCTTCCATAGGAATCGTTTAGGATTCATTGCGGATGAAAATGTAATCTTTAGTAGAGCAGGGGCTTTCTTTAATTTCTTCCCTGAGACAGTCACAGTGTTAGTCGATACTGACCCTGTAGACATCTCAGTGAGTCACAATAAGGTAGCTGTACTTAGACACGCCTTAGCCTTTAATACCTCTTTGATGTTATTTGCAGACCAAGCACAGTTTCAATTAACAGCTAAAGATACCCTCACACCTAAGACAGCAGTAATCAATGTGACTACAGAGTTCAACATTGAAGGTGCTGCTAAACCTACAAGTTCAGGTACTAGTATATTCTTTGGGGTCACTAAAGGTAATTTCTCAGGTATCAAAGAGTACCTAGTACAACCCTTAACATACACTAATGATGCTTCAGACTTAACAGCTCATGCACCTAAGTATGTTCCTAAGAATCTCTTTAAGTTAGCTTCAAGTAACCTAGACAATATCGTAGTAGCACTCTCTAAAGATGAACGTAATGCTTTATATGTGTATCGGTATTACTGGAGTTCACCTGATGAAAAGGTACAGTCCTCTTGGAGTAAGTTCACATTTGATAGTGATGCTGTGATATTAGATGCTGAGTTTATCAACACCACTATGCACCTAGTAATTAAACGTAGTGATGGTACTTACTTAGAATCTTTAGATTTACAAGATGTAACTGATGGTAGCTTAGGTGTGCGTATCTTGTTAGACCAAAAGGTAACCTTAACGGGAGTGTATGACTCAAGTAACGATTGGACTACATTCACTACACCTTATCTCGTAGATGACTCTTTCAGAGTAGTCTTAGGGGATTCCTTCACAGGAGCTATGGCAGTCGTTAAGACACCTTCAGCTCCCTCTACGACAACGCTAAGAGTTACAGGTGATTACTCTACGGGTAGTTGTTATGTAGGTAGACCTTATACATTACGTTATACATTCTCTCCAGTAATCTTTAAGGATGAACAAAAGATAGCTGTGACTCACTACAAAGTAAAGATTAAGAACTTTGAGATTCTCTATGACACCACAGGTTACTTTAGAGCTGAGGTAAGTGCAGCAGGTAGAGATACATATTCGTATGTTTACTCAGGAAAAACATTAGGAGACTCAGTGAATTACATTGGAGATACCCCTTTGGGTACAGGTAAGTTTAGGTTTCCAGTCATGGGGGATAGTATGAAATCAACAGTAACAATTATCAATGACTCAGTGTTACCTAACACGATACAAGCTGCTGAGTGGGAAGGTGTATTAACAGCTCCTTCTAAACATCTCTAATGGCTTATGTAAAAGTAGGTATCACAGAGGAAGATTGTATAGCGTTAGCCACTAGATTACGTGAGGAAGACATTAAGGAAATCTTAGCTGTTAGTCCTCACAGGAGTCTAGTGGATTCTCTCTTAGCAAGTGCTGATGTATCTTGTAAAGCTTATACAGTGATGGAAGATGACATAGGCTGTATCGCTATCTTTGGTATTCGTGATTACAACAAGGATGGAATCCCTTGGTTATTAACAAGTGATTTACTCTTTGATAAAAGTTGTAGAAAATTTATAAGGCACTGTAAGGGTTACGTTAAGGAACTCACAGATAACTTTAGGTTTTCTTACAACTATGTATCAGTTACCAATAGTAAAGCCCATAGATGGTTAACATGGATGGGCTTCAGTATTCATAAGGCACACACCCGAACACTTAACGGGGTGGTCTTCCATCCTTTTACTTATGTAAGGAAATTATAATGTGTGACCCAATGACAGCTATTGCAGTAGTCTCTGCTGGTGCTACTTATTTAGGTGGACAACAACAAGCTAAGAACGCTGCTACTTCAGCTAATAATCAAGCTCAGATTCAGTATGCTCAAATCAATGAGAAACAAGGACAGATTAACGACCAGTCAGCACTAGACCAATCTGAGAGAAACAAGCAGGGTCTCTTAGAGAGAGCTAAAATGGCTACCATTGCTGGTGAGTCAGGTGCTTTAGGTATCTCTTCAGATAGACTCTTAGGTGACTCCTATATGCAGGAAGGTACTGATATGGCATCCCTAGAGAAGAATAGACAGAATGCTATTAAACAGACTGGGTGGGAAGGTAAGCAAGCTGAAGGACAAGCTAATGCTACTAGTGCTAATGCTTATAGTAAAGCTCCTACACTCTTAGGTACAGGCTTACAGATTGGTTCTGATATTTATACAGGTACTCAGAAAGCTAAAGCAACAGCTAAAGCGAAAGCAGGTTAATAATGGCTACCTTTCAGAATGGACAACGCCAAGTCATCAATACCATTGAGGACACTAGCAAATATCAAACAGGTGACGCTAGACGACTCAGGGTTCACTCAGACCCTCTTAACATTCCTGTAGCTGTAGAGTCTTCAAGTATCAATCAGTTAGCACAAGCCCTCAGTGCAGTTAAACCTGAACTAATGAATTATGCTATTGATAAGAAAACTGAAGAGTATTCAGCAGAGATTCTTAAGGGTAAAGGTAAGGCTCAAACTGGTGGTATTGCTGAAGGTGAAATGGAACAGTATGGTTATGACAGTGTTAAAGCTGTTAATGACTGGACTGACTGGAATCAGAAAGTAATCCAAGAGTATGACCTTAACTTTGATAAAGAGAATGGTAATGTAGAGGACTTCCTGAAAACTCAATGGGAAGCCCACCCGTTCCAAGATAAGACTGATACCTACACAAGTAAGTTTACTACACTCGCTAGTAAATCTATGGAAAAGATACGGGCATCTCAAGGTGAGTTTGCTACAAAACTACAAGATACCAAGAATAACACTGAGTTAATGCGTATGTTTTCACATGACATTAACGATGTGCAAGGGGCTGGTATGGATTATACAGCTACGCATTATGAAGCACGTAGAGCTAATCTTAAAGCTCAGTTCCCCGGTAAAACTAATAGTCAACTAGATGAATTAGCTTATGAGGCTGTAGCGAATACTGTAGAAGAAACTAAAGATACTGAACTATTAAATATCTTTAAGAATCCTCACTTAGATGGTACTCCGGGTCTCTATGAGATACCTAAGTGGAAAGATAAGTTAGATGCTTTGGCTTATAAGGTAACTGTAGAAAGTAACAAGGCTTTCAAAGATAAAGAGATAGCCATTGAGAAAGAACTTAAGAACGCTGCTGATGTATCTGAACGTGGTATTTTATTTCAGATGATAGATATTAACACCTTTGCAGACCCTACAGTACGTGCAGATAAACTTAGAGAACTCGTAATGAATACTAAGAGTCTCACAGAGTCAGGCTTACCTATCTCAGATTCTACTATTAAGTTATTGATGACAGCTTCAACTGGTATAGATAAGAAAGAAGAAACTCTATATCAAGCTCAGAATTACAATAAGTTACGCTTAGGTAATCCTACCACAGCTCAGATAGCTAGAGCTATAGAACAAGGAGATATCTCTCAGTCAGGCTTTGAGAAACTTATGAACGCTAAAGATGCTGAAGCTAATAGAGCAGCATCTAGGGCTGATAAGACTGAGAAACCTATCACCTCTAATCCTTATTATAAAGACTTTACTAAGCAGATATATGTTAACTCAGGTTATAGCTTCGGTAGTTTTGATACGCCAAACAAACAAGCTAAAGATAATGCGGAAGCTGTCATCTCAGTAATGCGGGATTATATTGAAGAGTCTGTAGCGAGTGGGGTAAGTGTTAAAGAGGCTACAAGTAAAGCAACTGAGTTAGGTTTACAACGTATGAAAGATGCTGGTATTAGCAGTAAAGGTCTTGAAGGAGCTAAAGAGAAACTAAACGTTCAATCCTATACTGAAGCAGTTAAGAATAATACCCCGTTACCTTCATTAACTCCTAAAGAGAAACAACGTCTACAACAACAAGCTATTCAAGATGCTAAATCTAAGAAAGCTATACAGACACATGAAAGTACAAAATAACTTATGGCAGATACAGACTTAAACCTAGAGGAAATATCAGTAACAGCTAAACGTATCCCTGATGATGGGTCTCTAGATGACAAAGGTAATCCAGTAGAACAACCTAGACAGCCTATTACAGAACTTGTAGGAGGTAGTACACCTAGTGGTAATCCAGTAGGTACTCAGATGGGTAGTGTTGAGGATGATTTAAGTCAAGATTATCTTAATCAACAAGCTCCTATGAGTGATGAAGATTTTAAACAACAGTTAGCTGATATTGAGTCAGGTAAGATTCCACCTGAAGACAATAGACCTCCTATAGATTTATCTGAAGAGGATGATGGTGTAGAAGGTGTAGGAGGTTATGCTGCTGATGTAGCTTACGGAGTCGCTAATGGTGTTATCAATGCTGGTACTGAAATCAATCATACCTTAGCTAACATTGCAGACTTCTTAGCACCTAGAGCATGGCAAGAAGACCCTGAGTATTTCACTAAGTTAGCTGATGAGTATTCTCCTAGAGTTACTGGAGATATGCTAGGTGAGGTAGGACTTAAAGTTCCTGCGAGTACCGCTGGTAATATCACTAAGGGTATCGCACAGTTTATGGTAGGTTTCGTACCTGCTCTGAAGGCTGTTAAGGGTATTCAAGCAATCAGTAGTGTAAGTAAAGCTGCTATGACACTTAAGACTGGTGTTGGTGTAGGTACTGCTGGTGCTGTGGCAGACCTCTCAGTGTTTAATCCGTATGAGAAACGATTGAGTAACATGGCTAAAGAGTCAGGTATACCGGGCTTTGATAATGCTATCACTCAATATCTCTCAGCTAATGAGGATGACCCTGAGTTACTAGGGAGAGTCAAACAGACTGCTGAAGGTTTTATCATAGGTAAAGTACTAGAACCTTTCATAGCTCTCTTAGGGGCTACACGTAAGGCTAAGACTGTCTATGCTGAAGAACATGGCATGAAGCCCCCAAGTCAACTTACTGCTTCATACATTACAGATATAGCTAAATCAATTCCTCCTCCACAAGAAGGTTTTACTAGACTATATCGTGGTCAAAAAGGTGACTTCCCTCCAGCTGTAGATTATGTACAAGGTAAAGGACCTCAAGAGGCTGGTAGATGGTTCTCTAAAAACATAGCTGATGCGGAAATGTATTCAGATGTATTAGCTAAAGGAGGTAAGGTACGCTATGTAGATGTTCCTAATTCAGTAGCTGATGATGTAGAAAACTTAGGTAAAGAGTGGCTACCCGATTCAAGGCTACTCCCTTCTGAGTGGGCTAATCAAGCTAAAGACCATGTAGTAACTCCTCCTTCAATTGTAGATGTTAATGGTCAATCTATGGATTCCCCTAGGTTTACTCTTAAAGACCCTATCATCACTATCCCTGATGAAGCAATACAGAAAGACTTTACCAATGCTTATCTAGATGGTGACTATGAGGGTGCTGCACGTAAGTTATCTACCAGTATTAACATTAAATCCATTACAGATGAAGAAGGTGTACGAGATTTAATCAATGGTGTAGCCCACATACGGGAAATGGCAATAGGTAAGAATACTAGAGGATGGGAAGAATCAGCGATAGCAGCAGGTAAACTAACACCTGAAGATGCTGTAGGGTTATCTGCTAGAACTGAAGGTTTAGACACTCAGCTTATCAATGCTAGAGATACTAGAGATGCTGTAGCTTATGTAGTACGTGATTTAGCAGTAGCAAACAAAGGTACACCCACTTTAAGCAATCAATTAGCTTTTGATGATGCAGCTAAAGTATTAACTACCTTATCAGCAATGGTAGATGGTAGTGCTTCAGAAGTAGGGAGAGCTTTAAATGTACTCAAGAGACAATCTAATGGTAGTAGGATAGCTGATACTATTAGTTCCGCTATGAAATCTACAGGGTCTAATGGTGGTCGATTGTTATCTGAAGTTATTGCAGATATGCCTGATACCGTAAGTATCTTAAGAGCTGTTAAGGCTGCTTCACTTCCTAAATGGAAGGATGCTCTCACAGAGGTATGGATAAATAACTTCTTTAGTCCGCTTACTTTCGCTGTGAATGGCACATCTAACTTCTTATCAGCAGGAGGAGCTGTAGCTGAACGATACTTAGGAGCAGCTAAGAGTCAACTCTCAGGTACAGGTGAGTTAACCTTTAGAGAAGCTAACCATTATGCACTAGGATTAGCTAAAGGGATTGCTGATGGTGTCTCAGCTTTTAGTCAAGCATGGAAGACTAACGCACCTGTAATGGGAACTGGTAATAAATTTATAGATGGAGCACACCATAACGCAGCCTTCTCAGGGGCAGCCTTCGGTATTAAAGATAGTGATAGTCCTCTATGGCAT